AACTGTTGTTCGCAACTCTTATCTTTGTGTGGAATGCAAACGCAAAAGAGAAGCACAACGACCATCAAGACAAGAGCGTGGTTATGATTACAAGTGGCAGCAGTTATCAAAGCTCGCCCGCAAATTGCAACCATTTTGTTTGCGGTGCCACTCGCCTTATGACTTGACTGCGGATCACATAATTCCCCTGGCTCTTGGTGGCAAGTCAGAGTTAAGAAATATTCAAGTGCTTTGTCGCAAATGTAATTCATCAAAAGGTTAAAACATACAAAATTAAAACAACCCCCCGTGGCATATACGGGTATGGGTAAAAAGTCTAGGAAACAAGCGGGTAAAGCACCCCGCGTATTCCTTCTTGCACAGAGTAGCAAGATACAACCTATGGGGGTTTAATTCAAGTGAGTGTTGATTTGTAATGCCAGGGCCACAGCCAAAGCCAAATGAAGTCAAGCGTTTATTGGGTAACCCAAGCGGTAGAAAACTACCCGACAAAAAGAATTTAATTATGCTTCCACAAATATCAGGCGAACCGCCAACGCATTTGAGCAAAGTCCAAAAGCAAAAATGGTCAGAGATGCGCAGGCTCGCACCTTGGATTGCTGTGACCGATGAACACTTGCTGACCTCCTTGGTTGAGAAAATGGCAAGGCAAAAAGAAATCGCCAAGCAACTAAAGAAAAGCCAATTCGTTCTTTACACCGACAAGGGCTATGCCTATGCCAACCCTTTATTCGGAATGCTCTCAACAATAGAAACAGAGATTTTCAAATTGCTTTGCCAACTAGGACTCACACCTGTTGACCGAAGTAAAATGGGGGTTGCGGAAGTGAAAGCTCGAACTAAACTCGAAGAGCTCATTTCGCAAAATCAAAATGTCGCAAAGTAGTTGGCCACCGCGTTGGCTAACGCCAGTGCCACAGTCAGAACAAGACTTGGGCGATGGCGCTATCTACGCCAAATTCGCAGAGGCCGTCTGTCGAGTCACGAAAGATTCCGTAGCTTCTCCTGCCGGAAAACTTCTGCTCTTGAGAGATTGGCAAAAGCAACTTCTAAGCCACGCTCTTGCTCGCCGTGAAGATGGGCGATTTCGTCATAGAACTGCGCTTGTTGGAATGGCTCGTAAGAATGGCAAGTCAGCACTTGCAGCTTCAATGGGTCTTGCAGGTTTAACTCTTGGTGGCAATGGCTCTGAGATTTATTCTTGCGCAGCAGATAGAGATCAAGCACGAATCGTCTTTGGAACTGCCAAGCGAATGATTGAACTAGATGAAGAACTTTCATCAATGTTTACTCTCTACCGCGATGCAATAGAGTTCAAAGAGAAGGCGAGTGTTTATCGTGTCCTCTCTGCCGAGGCTTACACAAAAGAAGGACTCAACCCTTCACCGCTTGTTATCTTTGACGAAGTCCACGCGCAACCATCGTGGGATTTATGGAACACGCTATCCCTTGCCGGTGGCGCTCGTGCGGATTCTTTACTTTTCGGCATTACAACTGCGGGCGTTAAAAGTGACTCGCAAGGCCAAGACTCGCTCTGCTACTCGCTCTACCAATATGGGCAACAATTAGTTAAAAGCGAAAAGATTGACCCATCATTTTTCTTTGCTTGGTGGGAGCCGACAGCCGCCGATGCCGACCACAGAAAACCTGAAGTGTGGGCAGAGGCAAATCCTGGTCTTGGCGATATTGTTGACATTCAAGATTTTGAGTCGGCGGTATTGCGAACACCTGAAGCAGAATTTCGCACCAAAAGATGCAACACATTTGTAAGCACCACAACCGCTTGGCTTCCGCAAGGATCGTGGGAAGCTCTTATCTATGAAGGCAGACCACACATTCCTGGCGAAGATGTAGTCCTTGCCTTTGATGGTTCTTTCTCAAATGACTCAACTGCTTTAATCGCTTGGTATCTAGGTGGAGAGCGACCACATTGTTCGGTCATTGGATTATGGGAGAAGCCTGATAATGCAGAACAAGGTTGGTTTGTTCCTGTCGCAGAAGTCGAACAAGCGATTATCTCTACTGCAAGAAATAACAGAATTACTGTGCGGGAAATTGTTTTCGACCCCGCAAGATGGAACCGAACATTTATGGTTCTCGATGAAGAGGGATTGCCTGTTTTGGCTTACCCCAACTCAGCAGAGCGAATGGTTCCTGCCACAGCTAAATTCTATGAAGGTGTCATCAACCAATCATTCACTCACGATGGCAATGAGGGTCTTGCTAGACACATCGCAAACTGTGTCACAAAACAATCAAGTCGAGGTGTGATGGTGGCCAAGGCATCTGCAAGGCGCAAGGTCGATGCCGCAGTTGCAGCAATCTTTGGCTATGACCGCGCCACGCAACCGCCACCGCCGAAGCCGCCTGTGGCTCAATTCTTTTCGATACAAGTCTGAGAGGCAATATGAAGAAACTTGATTTGTCAATGCTTGTTGGTGTCGGTGGGTTAGCTATTGCCACGACAGGTCTTGCAATGTTCTCAGTTCCTCTCGCTCTTGTCTGCTTGGGGTCATTTCTAGTTTGGATAACGGAGAAGGCTAACTGATGGGAATATCAAAGCGCATTCGCATTCAAGGCGAGAAGCGACAGAATCAAAATTCGCAATATGTAGAACCAATCATTCCTGGTCGCCCTGCTTTTATGGCTCCGTCAGGAGTCGATGTCACACCTGATTCTGCAATCAGAATGTCAGCCGTTTATGCTTGTGTGCGTTTGCTTGGCGACACAATCTCATCGCTTCCTCTTGGCGCTTATGTGCGCAGAGGTCGCAACCGCATTTCTTACGCAGCCGTTTATGGCGAAACACCTGCTTGGGTCAATAGACCAAACCCTGAAGCCTCACGCATTGAGTTCTTTGAGCAGGTCTTGGCCTCACTCAATCTCCACGGCAACGCATACATCTTGACAGTGCGCGATCAGAACGATGAAGTCTTTGAGCTTTATTGCTTGAACCCAAATGAGGTTCGCATTCGCAGACTAGGGCCGAATGAGCCTTTGGTCTATGAGATAACAGTTCGTGAAGAAGGCGAAGTCAGAACTGAGATTCTTACAGGCAGAGAAATTCTACATATCCCAATGTTTAGACTTCCAGGATCGTATTATGGTCTAGGCCCTGTCGCAGCTTGTCGCCTTGCAATAGGTGGCGCAATGGCAGCAGAAACTTATGCTGCTGCCTACTTTGGCAACGCTGCCAACCCTGGCGGTGTCATTGAAGTTGCTGGCGAACTTACGCAAGAGCAAGCACAAGACATCAGCCGTGATTGGAACATAACTCACACAGGCCCTTATCGCGCAGGCAAGATTGGCATTCTTTCAGGCGGAGCAATTTTCAAACCTTTGACATTAAACGCCCAAGATGCACAGCTCCTAGACTCGCGGAGATTTGGGGTCGAGGAAATCGCAAGATTATTCCGTTGCCCTATTTCACTTCTTGGTCATCCTGTTGCTGGCGCAATGTCGTTTGCATCTGTTGAAGCGCAGAATCTTTCATTCGTTCAACACAGTTTGCGCCCTTTACTTGAGCGCCTAGAACAGAGCTTCTCTAATTTGTTGCCTGAGCCTGATGGATTTATCAAGTTCAACCTTGATGCTCTGCTTCGTGGCACAACAATTGAACGCTATGATGCTTACACAAAAGGACTACGCGAAGGTTTCTTATCTTTGAACGATGTTCGCTCTGTCGAAGACCTTGCACCAATAGGCGAGGCAGGCGATCAGTTCCGTGTTCCATTGCAGAACATTGATGCCTCTGATGCTAAGGATGTCGGCCTAAATCTACGCGCCGACATTGTGAGCAAGTTGGTTCAGGTTGGCTTTGACCCTGAAGAAGTCTTGAAGGCGGTTGAGATGGTTCCTATCGCACACACAGGCGTTCCAAGTTCACAACTTCAACCAATTTCACAGATTGACCCAAATGACCCTGCTGCTGCCTACGATGTCAGAGATGCTCGCAATAATGGAACTGTTGTCAATGTTCCTGAGCCTGTCGTCAATGTAGCAGCTCCAAATGTGAACATCGAGCCTGCAATGGTTATGCTCGAATCACCTGAAGTTCGCGTTGAAGCTCCAACTGTCAATGTTGCCTCACCAACAGTTGAAGTCACAAATCAAATTGACCGGCGCAAGGTTCGCAAGAAAGTTATCCGTGACTCAGAAGGTCGAATCTCTGAAGTCATTGAAGAGTTTATTGAGGGGGATGAATAATGGCGACAGGTCTTAGTTCTTATTTAGCAAACAAATTCCTTGATGCTGTTGCAAATGGCGTGTCCTTTTCAACTGCCAATGTTTACATCAAACTTCATACAGGCGAGCCAGGGGCGAATGGAACTGCCAATGCTGCAACTGAAACAACTCGTCAAGAAGCAACCTTTGCAAGTGCTTCAAGTGGATCAGTCGCATCCGATGCTGCCGTCACTTGGACAAACATTGCGGGTTCTGAAGATGCTACTTTTTTCTCTGCTTGGGATAATGCTTCTGCTGGCAATTTCTTATTTAGTGGTTCTATCACTGGCAATGCTTATGTTGCAGGTGATACTTATACCATTCCAAGTGGCTCTCTAATTGCATCATTGACTTTGGCTTCCTAGTATGGCAGCCCAATTTCTTCTTGATGAAGGTGTCTTAGACACAGATTTACTTGGGCCAATCATCATTGTTTCGGCAAGTGCTGACCTTGGTGGAATATCATCAAGCGGAAGTTCATTAGTCACGCACCTCGTGACTATGCAAGCCGAACTTGGTGGCTTATCAGCAAATGCAAACACTCAGCCCGATACACCTGGCGGAGATGAAGGTGGAATAAGTCACGGCTTTGTTCAACCTTCTTTCCCACAAGTTATCCCACCGCAAGAAATAAAAATCTCAAAAATCTATGCAGGCGCAGTCGCAGGCTTAGGCGCAGTCAGTGCAAGTGCAATGTCTGAGATTTACTTCTCGATAATGGAAGATGATGCAGAAGTTCTGCTTCTGATTTAGGAATCAAATGCCATATCTAATATCCGACAAGCAAAGTGATTGCCAAGGTTGGGCAACTGTCAAAGAAGAATCAGATGGTTCTTACACGACTATCGGTTGCCACGACAACAAGCAAGATGCCATTGACCAAATGGTTGCTGTCAGCATTGAAGAAGGCATTGAGCCAGGTGGAGAAGTTAGCAAACGCGCTCTTCCTGATAATTACAGACCAGCACTCTCAGAAGATGTGCCAGAAGGTAGAGCCTGTGGCAACTGCTACTTCTACAACGAAGCCAAGCAGAATGATGCAGGCAATAAGGCTTGGTGCGAACTTTGGGAAGATTTTGTTGATGGCGCTTACTACTGCAACAAATGGAAAGCAGATTCAGAAAATCGTCAAGTAGATTTAACAGTTCCACAATTTATCCGCGACAATGCAGAACGCGGTTTGAAATATGTAAGAGAAGGTTTTGGGGGCGATGGTCTAACCGATACCGCCAAGCGCGAAGCACGCGAAATGGCAGCAGGTAGGATCAGCGAAAACAAAGTTCGCAAGATGGCACCTTGGTTTGCTCGTCATAAAGTTGACGGCCAAGCGCCAAAGAACAAAGACTCATCGCATCCTGAATATCCAGGCGCAGGTTTAGTTGCCTGGTTGATTTGGGGCGGAGATTCCAACTTCAGTGATAGAGCGCAAAATTGGGCGCAACGCAAGATTGATGCCCTAGATGCCGAAGCCGATTCAAGGAGCAAAATGGCAAAGAAAATTGAACGGCGCACATATAGCGTGCGCGATGTAGAAGCGAGAGCCGATGGCGATGGAATGCGCCTCGCTGGTTATGCGGCAGTCTTTAATGATGCGAGTGTTCCGCTACCTTTCAAAGAGAGCATCGCTCCTGGCGCTTTTAGAAAGACCTTGAGCGAAACACCTGATGTGAGAATGTTAATCAATCACGAAGGCCTGCCAGTAGCTCGCACCAAGAATGGAACATTGAAATTAGAAGAGGATGACCGAGGATTGCGCTTTGAAGCAGACCTTGCAGACACTCAAGAAGGTCGTGATATTTACGAACTCGTCAAGCGTGGCGATGTTGACCAAATGTCCTTCGCTTTCCGAGTCATCCGTCAAAAGTGGAACGATGATAGAAGTCGGCGAGTATTGACCGAAGTATCTTTGGCAGATGGTGATGTTTCTGTTGTCACTTATCCTGCTTATCCAACAACAACAGTTGAAGCCCGTGAACATATCAAGCAAGCAATGAAGGCGCTTAAAGAAGGCCGTCAGATTGACGATGCAACAATGATGGTCTTGCAGACAGTCTTTGATGATATGAGCGAAGGTCACGAATACATTATGAAGGCTCTTGGAGTCTTTGAAACTTTAATGAATGATCGCGTGTATGATGAAGATGAAGTTGATGAGGATGAGAATGAAGATAGTTCTCGCGCAGTTGATGTTGTCGGTGATTTTGTCGAATGGGATTCATCAGGCGGAACTGCTCGTGGAAGAATTGTTCGCGTAGCAAGAGAAGGAAGCATAAATGTTCCTGACTCAGATTTCACAATCACCGCAGAAGAAGGCGACCCTGCCGTATTGATTCGGGTTTATCGTGAACTGCGTGATGGCTATGTTGCAACTGAAACTCTAGTAGGTCACAAAGCCTCAGAACTTCGTGCAATCGACCCACTACCTGAACCAAGCGAAGAAGCAGGTCGCAAGATTTCTCTGCGCCTTGCTCAAGCAATAATCAACTCAACAAAATAAATTTCTGCTCAACAGAGCAGATTGAAGTCGGAGCCAACCTCGCACCCCGTTAAGCGCCGCGAGCATCTTGGCCACCACCTCGAAACCTAATCATAAGGAGCAAAACTCAATGTCATATCTTGACAAAGTAGTCGAGCGCCGTGATGCAGTGAAGGCAGAGATGGATGCAGTTCTTGAGGCAGTAGCTTCAGAGAACCGCACTGATCTCACCGCAGAGGAAACCGCTAAGGTTGATGCTCTAGTTGCTGAATCCCGTTCTCTCGATGAGAAAATTGAAAAGCTCACTGCACAAGCAGCAGCCGATGCAAAGGCCGCAGAAGCTCGTTCCGCAGTAGCAGAAATCGCAACCCCAAAGGTCGGCGGTTTCAAAGTTACAAAAGAATCACGCACTTATTCACCTGAGTCTGATTCATCCTTCTTCAAGGATGCTTACAACGCTCAGTTCAAGTCTGACTATTCAGCTCAGGAAAGACTTGCACGCCATCAGCGCGAAGAGGAAATCGAGCGCCGCGATGTCGGAACTGCACAGTTTGAGGGTCTAGTAATTCCTCAATATCTCACAGAGTTTGCAGCGCCACTTGCTCGCGCAGGTCGCCCGTTCGCAGACTTCTCCACATTCAAGCACACACTTCCACCTGCTGGAATGACCTTGAATATCTCAAGAATGACCACAGGATCAAGCACTGCTGTTCAGGTCACACAGAACGATGCAGTTAGCGAAACAGATGTCGATGACACACTATTGACAATCAATGTGCGCACAATTGCCGGCCAGCAAGACCTATCGCGCCAGGCGATTGAGCGCGGAACAGGAATTGACCAATTCGTTGCTCAAGACCTTATCCGTTCTTGGCACACCACACTAGATTCACAGATTCTAAATGGTGCAGGAACCGCAGGAACCATCGTTGGACTTCGCTCCGCCGGTGGAAACGCAGTCACCTTCACATCAACTGCTCCAACAGTTGCATTGCTATATCCAAAGCTCGCTGATGCGATCCAACAGATTCAGACCAATGCATTTGTGAATCCAACTCACTTCGTAATGCACCCTCGCCGCCTAGCATTCCTACTTGCTGCGGTTGACACAACAAACCGCCCACTTGTGGTTCCAGCCGCAAGCGGCCCAATGAATGCAGTTTCTTCAGGCTCAGGTTCAGTTGCTTATGGCAACTCTGGCTATCAGATGATGGGCCTACCTATCATCACAGATGCAAACATTGGAACAACTTATGGAACAACCACAAACCAAGATGAAATCTATGTTGTGACTGCTCCTGAGTGCCATCTGTGGGAACAATCAGGTTCACCATTCACCCTTCGCTACGATGCGACAGGTGCAGGAAACCTAACAATCAAGACTGTTGTCTATGGATATGCCGCGTTCACCGCAGGTCGTTATCCACTAGCGAACTCGATTATTTCGGGAACAGGCTTGGCAGCACCAACCTTCTAGTCACTAGAAGAAAACTAAATTGTGTAAGAGCGTTCAAGGCCCCCCGACTTGGGCGCTCTTACACTTCTAAACGATTCGGGGGAATCAATGAAAACAGGTCACAAAGTTTCAATCGGGTCTTGCGACCCTGGAATGGTCAATGGCGGATTCGCCTTCCATCTCATTCAATTAGCATCAGCACGCTCAAATAAACTTGGCCCCTTTGTTCGAATCAAAGGATCAGGCTTACTTTCTAAACAAAGAAATCGCGTTGTCAAGCATTTCTTAGACTCAACTGATTCAGATTGGCTTCTGATGATTGACTCAGATGAGCAGCTTGATGTCTTAACTTTTGACAAGTTGTGCGAAACTGCACACGATAAAGAACGACCTGTTGTTGCAGGTCTAGTTTTCGCAGGCTTCGGCGTGGTAGGCAAGCCTTATCCGAAACCAGTGCCAGCGATATTTCAAGATTCACCTGATGGATTTTTACCGCTTTACAAATACGACAAGAACGCAGTTTTTGAAATCGATGCCGCAGGCACAGGTTGCTTGATGGTTCACAGGAGCGTTCTTGAAGCAATGCGCGAAGCAGCAGACCCAAATCAAGGCAAGGATTGGTGTTGGTTTTGGGATGGCCCTGTTAAGGGCGAATGGATTGGCGAAGACTTGCTCTTCTGCCGCCGAATCAAATCGCTAGGTTTTCCAATCTATGTGAACACCGGAGCGATTTTGCCACACTCCAAGTCTTATTGGCTCAAGGAAGAACACCACGAATTATGGCGAGATTAAAGCGCAAAGAAACGGCACTAGCTCTGCCTAAGTTAGAACGAGCAATTCAAACAACACCAAAGAAGAGGAAATCTAGTGGCAATCACCAACGGCTACGCGACTCTCGCGGAACTAAAGTCATCGCTGACAATAACTGACACAAGCGATGATGCTTTGCTTGAACTTTCAATAACTGCCACAAGCAGAATGATTGATGACTTTACAGGTCGCTTCTTCTATGCAAATGGAACTGTCGGAACACCTGTTGTTAGATATTACACAGCCCTTGATCCTTGGAGCCTCGCAGTAGATGATTTCGTGTCAATATCCGAAATCGCAACCGATGACAACTTCAATCAAACTTGGTCAACTGTTTGGGCGACTTCTGACTTTATGGTTGAGCCTATCAATAACCCTCGGCGCGGTTGGCCTTACACAAGAATCTTGGCAACAGGTCGTTATGTTTGGCCTTACTATCTGCCTCAATCCTGTCGAGTGACAGGCGTTTGGGGTTGGTCTGCGGTTCCTTCAGAAGTTAATCAGGCTTGTTTAATTCAAAGCTCTCGGCTTTTCATTCGTAAGCAGTCGCCATTTGGAATCGCAGGAACTCCTGAACTTGGCACTGTAAGACTTTCATCCCGTCTTGACCCTGATGTCGAAGCTCTACTTCGACCAATTAAAAGAAACAATGGTTTGGCAGTATGAATCCAAGCCAAGTTCGTGATGGTCTTAAAACTAATCTTCAAACTATTTCAGGACTCAGAGTCTATGACTTAATCCCTGACACAGTGACACCGCCTGCCGCAGTTGTAGGCCAACTAGATTTCACATTCGACATCGACAACGCTCGTGGCTTAGACCAAGCGCAAGTCGATGTTCTTGTGATTGTGCAACGCTTTTCAGAACGCTCAGGACAAGACAAGTTGGATGCCTTCCTTGCAGGAAGTGGCACTGGCTCTATCAAGACCGCGCTAGAAAGTGATCGCACTTTGTCGGGAGCAGTGAACACTCTGCGTGTCACAGGAGCCGAAGCAGGCACCTATGACTCACAAGGAGTCACATTTCTCTCATACCGATACAGACTCACGATTTGGGGATAGGAGAACCTAATGGCTTACAAGGTCATCTCAGGCCGCGAGGTCTGTGGAAAAAAACAAGGTGAGATTCTTACCTTGAAAGAGCTAGAAAATGCAGGCGCAAACATTGATGCTCTCATTGCAAGCGGCCACATTCAAGCAAGTCAAGCAAGTCAAGCAAGTCAACCAACCATCAAACCAGCACTATCAGAAGGAGCCAAAAACTAATGGCACGCATCGTTCTTACAAATGCCCTAGTCACAGTCAACGCAGTTGATTTGTCTGATTATGTGGCATCAGTGACACTTAACTCATCCATCGATGTAGTTGAAACAACAGCATTTTCAAGCAATGCAGCTCGCACACGCATCGGCGGTCTTGCAGACAATTCAATCAGTCTTGAATTTCACCAAGACTATGCTTCAGGAGAAGTTGAAGCAACAATTTATCCACTACTCGGAACAGTGACCACTGTCACTGTCAAGCCTGTAAATACCACAACAAGCGCAAGCAATCCTCTCTATACAGCAAGCGCACTTGTTTCAGAGTGGACACCACTTAACGGAGCAGTTGGAGAACTTGCAACTGCATCTGTCACTTGGCCAGTTAGCGGCGCAATCGTAAAGACAACTGCATAATATGGCACGACTTGTTCTCACTAATGCCTATGTGACTTTCGCATCCACCGACTTGTCGGATCATATTGCGAGCGTGTCACTGAACACCACCTTTGACATCGTTGAAACAACGGCGTTTGGTGACACGGCAAAAAAGAGAGTGGCCGGACTTGCAGATAACTCTGTAAGTTTCGAGTTCCACCAGGACTACGCTTCAGGCTCGGTTGAATCAACGATTTATCCGTTGCTTGGAACCTCAGTCGCTTGTGAGGTCAGACCTGTCAACACAACAGTTAGCGCAACAAATCCAAAATACAACTTCTCAGTTCTAATCTCTGAATGGACACCTCTTAATGGTGCTGTGGGAGAATTAGCAACTGCGAGTGTGACTTGGCCTATTTCGGGCGCAATCACAAAATCAACATCTTAAATCAATTAGGGGGAAACAAATGGATGGCTTAAAAATCCGTGTTCGCACTACCGATGGAACCGATGCGACTTATTCGCTTCGACCAAGAGTGATTGTGGAGTTTGAGCAGAAGTATCAAAAGGGCTTAGCAAAACTTATTGCCGAAGAGCAGAAACTAGAGCATATCTACTTCCTGGCTTGGTCAGCGATGAAGCACAATGGTCGCGTTGTTAAACCTTTTGGCCCTGACTTCTTAGACACTCTTGAAGAAGTGACCTTGGTGACAGACCCTTCTTCCGAATCCACAGAGATAGCCTGACCTATCAAATAGCAGCTCTCTCTGTGGAGTCTGGAATTTCGCCGGTGGCATTACTTGATGCCCCTGACGGAGTGTTGGAAGCAATTTTCGTTTATGTGAAAGAACGAGCAAAGGCGCGCGACAGATAATGCAATCACCTAATTACAAAGTTACCATTCAAGGATTGAGCAAAAGCATCGCTACGCTTGAGCAATTCAATCCTGATTTGAAGCGCGCCTTAGATCGTAAAGTTAAAAGAGTTTTGTTAGTCATTGTCAGTCAAGCTCGGGACTATATTCCTTACGACATTCATCCTTCAGGATGGGCAAAAGCAAACAAGAATGCAGGTTTGATTGGCCCACTACAACAAGGCCAAGGGCGAGGAAGTTTTGTTCCTTATGATGCAGCTAAGGCAAAAATGGGAATAAAATCTACTTCGCCAACAAGCAAGAAAAACAGCACAGGCTTTCGCAATTCCTATGGCATCGTGCAAAGAGATGCCGCAGGTGCAATCTTTGAAACTGCTGGTCGCGGAAGCAAAGCAAGTCGCGCCCGCACCCGCGCTTCGCAATCAACAAATCCGACTGCATCTCAAGATTTTATCGAAACCTTAGAAAAGTATTATGGAGTCATTCCTCCATCTAAGGGCTTGGGTCAAGATAAAGGTCGCGCTCTTATCAAGGCAGTGGATAACAACAAGAAATCTGCGCAGCGTGCTATCTTTGAAGCGATTAAGGATGCTGAAGCAAAAGCACAGGAACGCCTGAATAGACCGCCTAAAAAGGAGAGCGACAAATGACATTGATTGAACGCATTGTCACTGTCTACAATGACAAAGGCTCCAAAAAGGCAGTTAAGGATTTAGCAAAACTAGAAACAACTTTCGTCAATGCTGGCAAGAAGATGGCAAAGGCGTTTGGTGTTGTCACCCTTGCAACAGGGGCGCTCGCAGTCAAACTAGGCAAGGATGCAGTCCAAGGCGCGATGGAAGACCAAAAGGCGCAAATTGCACTTGCGACCGCTTTGCGAAATACTGTTGGCGCAACCGATGCTCAAATTGCTTCGACTGTTACTTATCTTGATGCCTTAGAACTGCAAGTTGGTGTCAACAATAATGAGCTGATTCCAAGCCTTCAAAAGTTGACTCAAGCCACAGGCGACATTGAACAGGCTCAGGCTTTGCAAGCACTTGCCCTTGATGTTAGTGCAGGCACAGGCAAATCACTTATTGCGGTGACCAATGGCATTGTCCGTGCCATTGGCGGAAATATCGGAGCCTTAAGAAAATTAGACATTCCGCTTGACGAAGCCATTGTTAAGAACAAAGATTTGAATGCTGCTCTCTCAGTTCTTTCTACAACCTTCGGCGGGCAAGCTCTGAATCGAGCAGAAACTTTTGAATTTCAAATTCAGCGCCTTCGTTTACAGTTTGATCAAACCCTTGACACTTTGGGTTATGCTTTAATCCCTGTTTTACAAGAACTTGCTGAAGTTTTCCGCACAGATATCTTGCCTGTTTTTGAACAATTTATTGCCAACAATAAGGATCAGATTGCCAAAACCCTTGGAGATGTGATTGATTTTTCAATCAAAGCTGCAATTGCTTTGGGTAAAATGTTCAAGACTATTTCAGACAATCTCGGCGTAATTCAAGCCCTAGGTTCTCTGCTTTTTGGAATGTTTGTTGGCGTTAAAATCGTGACAGGTATTATGGCAATTCACACCGCCATTTCAGGCTTAATTCTACTATTCAAAAGACAGGCATTCTTTGCAAAGAAGGCAGGAGCTGCAACTGCTTTCGCCACTGGTGGTGCAACTGCTCTTGGCGCTATCGCTGCGCTAACAGCCTTCTATGCGTTTGAAAAACTGACTGACTCAATTGAAGACAACACCGAGGCAATTCAAAAGAACTCGCAAGTTGTGACAGGTCATCTAGCAGATTTGAACAGATTATCTCAGGCAACTGCCACCGCCAATATCAAAAACAAGGCTTTGACTGTCACAACTGCTGGTTTGAATAAAAAGACAAAAGAGCAACTTGCAACTGAAAGAGCGCTCGCAGCTTTGCGCAAGTTAGGTGTGAAGCCAACCGCCGAGAAAGACCCAATTCAACTTGAGGCTGCTCGACTCAACCTTCTAAAGCAAGCCAACTTAGAAGAAGCAGCAAGAGTCAATGCGCTGATTGCCAATATGGAAGCGCAGATGAAACTCAATGAGGCTGCGCAGCGTTATACCGATCTCTTGCAAGTTCTTTCTGATGCAGTAATTAGTGATGAAGAAGTTTCTGTTCTTGCTCAAAAGTGGAACATTACAAAGGGCGAAGTTCTTGAATACATCGCCCGAATCTATGCTGCCAACTCAACAGACCTAAATGACGGCCCAATTGTCAACCTGCTAATGAAGTGGGGTCTGACAAAAGAAGAAGCCGAGAAGTATGTAGATTTCACCCGCGCCCTAAAAGATGAAAAGATTGACGACTCAGAAATTGAGAAGTTGATGGGCAAATGGGGAATGACCCGCGCTGAAGTTCTTGCCTATGGAAAGACAGTTCAAGATGGAACTGCGCTACAAGCAGCTCTTTCTAAGAATTGGTCTTTGCCAGGAGATGAAGCTGCCGATGCTTGGAAGCGCGCTCTTGCAGCTCTAAACGCCTATCTCGCGGCTTTGAATACCGGCAAGCCACAAGGCATTCCATCAGGCACTCCAACAGGAACTCCAACGGGAACGCCAACAGGAACGCCATCGGCAGTGCCTAACGCAGTGATTCCAAATCCTTTCAACCCTTCTTCTGCTCCTGTTTCAACGGGCGCTGTTAAAGAACAAATTGACACTTTAACTGCCTTGCGCGAAAGCACTGAAAGTGGCACGGCAATTAGTTTCTTACTCAAAGAACAAATTGACACTCTTTCCGACTCAATTAGCACATTGGGGCTTGGCGCTCTTAGCGATGAGCGGGCAAGAATGCAAGCAATGGGAACTTTTGACTCTTCTACATCATCAGGTTTTGACCCTGCCTCTTTCCGTATGGCAGAAAATGCAGGAATGACTATCAATATGACAGTGCAAGGCAATGTGCAGACAGAACAAGATTTGGCAGATGCTATCCGTCAGCGCATCTTGCTTGAGCAGGCAAGCGGTAAGCCAATCCTCTTTGTTGGCGGTCTGTAATGCCAGGAACACCCGTTCTTGGAGTCAGCATTGACTTCGCAAATGGCCCTGCCTTTGGCAACCCGCTTCTACTTGACGATCCTTCAACCCCCCTTGGCGTGGGCATTTTGGCAGATGCACCGGCAGATGTCGTTGATGTAAGTGACATCGCCCTTCGCGTTTCCATCCGCCGAGGCCGAAATCGAGTTCTTAATAGCTTTGAAGCAGGCACCGCCAGTGTCGTCTTAGAAGACGAGAATGGTGACTATAACCCTCAGAATGTTTCGGGGCCTTACTATGGCAAACTCTTGCCCCTTCGCAAGATTCGCATTTGGGCAGATTATGATGATGGCTCAGGTGTTGACCGCTACTATCTCTATTCAGGCTACATCACAAGTTTTGACAATACATTTAGGCTTGGCAATGATGAAGTTTCAACTGTGACTTTTCAATGTGTCGATGCTTTTCGTCTTTTACAAAATGTCAACATCACGACTGTTGCGGGTTCATCCGCCGGTCAAACCACGGGGGCGCGCATTGAGAACTTGCTCGATATTGCAAGTTTCCCTGTAAGTCAAAGACTGATTGATGTAGGCGATACGCTAGTGCAAGCCGACCCTGGCACAAATCGCACCTTGCTTGGAGCCTGTCAGACAATAGAGCAAAGCGAACTTGGTGGCTTCTTTATTGATGACGAAGGCAACGCAGTATTTCTATCAAGAACCACAGTTTCAGAAAAGGCTGACGAAACGCCTTTATTGTTCAATGATGATGGCACAAATATCTCCTATCAAAGCATTGACTTTGCCTACGATGACACACAGATTTTCAACGATATAACTGTCACCCGCCTTGGCGGAGTTGCCCAAAATGTTCAATCAACTAGCTCGATAGAAACATTCTTCATTCACTCAGGATCGCGCTCTGACCTTCTAATGCAGACCGATGCCGAGGCCTTAGACCAGGCTTCAATGCTTCTAAATGCCCGCGAAAATGCCCTGCTTCGCATTGATTCCATTGGCTTAAATCTTATGGATTCGACTGCCTCAAATCGCATTGTGGCAGGCCTTGAATCAGATTTGTTCACCCTGATAAATGTCACCAAGACAGGTCAGGCATCCTCAACCTTTACCCTTGAGTTATTCGTTCAAGGTATTCAGCACGACATCACGCCGAACACTTGGACAACACGCTTCCTCACCGCAGAGCCTATAATTCAGGCATTCATCTTGGATTCCACAATCCAAGGTCTGCTTGATGGAACTGTGGGAGTTCTTTCATACTAAGGAGAAGAAATGGCTAAACAAACCTTCACGACCGGTCAGGTCTTGACGGCTGCGCAAATGACATCATTGCAACAGACTGCAATGCTTGGTGGCGATGCAAGTGCAAAGGTTGCCTCTTATGTTCTAGTGGCTGCCGATGCCGGCACTGCTATATCAATGAGCAATGGCAGCGCAACAACAATCACTGTGAATACAGGATTGTTTGCAGCAGGTGACATTGTCACAATAATCAATTTAGGCGCAGGCGTTTGCACAATCACCGCAGGAACCGCAACTGTGACAACATCAGGATCACTTGCTCTTGCTCAGAATCAAGGTGGCGTTCTTCGCTTCACTAGCGCAAGCGCAGCAATCTTCTTCCAATTCGCAACACCTGCTTCGGGCGACATCGAAGGTGTCACCGCAGGAACAGGTTTAAGCGGAGGCGGCACAAGTGGCACAGTCACTCTCTCCTATGACTACCGCGCAGGATCAGCCTTAACCCTTAATGCCCAAACTGCCACATATACAGTAGTTTTAACAGATGCAGACCAAAAACTGGTCACAATGTCTGTTGGCTCTGCCAATGACTTTCAAATTCCAACTAACGCCAATGTTGCTTTTCCAGTTGGCACAGTAATCAATGTTATCCAAATCGGAGCAGGTCAGACAACTATCAAGGCTGTCACTTCAGGCACTACTACAATCTCATCAACTGGAGCAACTGCCACAGCTCCTAAGTTAAGAGCGCAATTCTCGGCTGCATCCTGTATTAAGGTTGCTACCGATACTTGGTATGTCGTAGGAGATATAGCATAATGAGTTTACTCGGGATTATTGCTTCACAAAATTATCCGCGCACTTTTACTGTTGATTTTCTAGTAATTGCGGGCGGTGCAGGTGGTGGTGATGGAGTTAATAGCCCAGACATACGGGCAGGCGGTGGCGGAGGTGCTGGCGGGTATAGAAATTCGTCAGGAACTTCAGGCGCTAATTCGTCAGCCGAAACTCCAATTTCTGCAAGCCCTGGAATAAATTACACAGTGACAGTTGGCGCAGGTGGCGCTTTTGGTGGTTCAGGCGCTAAGGGTTCCAACGGCTCAAACAGCGTGTTTTCAACAATTACTTCAACAGGTGGCGGCGGTGGTGGCAGTGGCACTGGCGGATCAAGAACAGGAAATGACGGCGGTTCAGGCGGTGGCGGTGGCTCTGATGACGGAGTTGGTGGAAATGGAACTGCAAATCAAGGCTTAGGTGGCGGTGGTGTTGCTTCTCAAAAAGGTGGCGGTGGCGGTGGAGCAGGCGTAGCAGGTGGCACGGCTAGCGGTGCTGGCGGCGGTAAAGGTGGCAACGGCTTATCTTCTGACATAACAGGTTCAAGTGTGACGCGAGGCGGTGGCGGTGGCGGTGCGGCTGTTGATTTTGTAGGAGCGGCGGGAACTGGTGGTGGTGGAACTGGAGCCAATCCAACGACAGATGGCACGGCTGGCACTGCTAATACAGGTGGCGGCGGTGGTGGTGGATTTAGGGATGCTAGCCCAACTGTTCCAGGGGCAGGCGGTAGTGGTGTAGTAATTTTGCGTTATCCAGACAGTAAGACAATTACTATCGGTGCAGGTTTAACAGGAACAGAAAGTGCTGCAAGTGGTGGATATAAGCGAGCCACGATTACTGCTGGCACAGGAAATGTGAGTTGGGCATAATGGCACATTACGCATTTTTAGATAAAAATAATGTAGTAATTGAAGTTATTACTGGTATAGATGAAACTGAACTTATTGAAGGTTTAGATACAGAAACTTGGTATGGTAATTTTAGAGGCCAAGTCTGCAAGCGCACTTCATACAATGGCAATATCCGCAAGCAATATGCAGGCATAGGATTTAACTACGATTCTGTGGCAGATGTATTTGTTGCGCCACAGCCTTATCCATCTTGGTTGCTAGATGAAAACTTTGATTGGCAAGCACCAAAACCTATGCCTAAAGAGAATTTATGGCTTTGGGATGAGGCAACCCTTAGTTGGGTTGAAATAGAACCTCTAACCGAGTAGCACAATCCCTCAAGATAGTGCAGTTCTATGACAGAGGACATCTTTCCGATCACTCGCACCATTGATGACCAAATAGACGATTTTGAAAACATTGGGGTCTTACTGAAGGAGAAAAATGGCTTCAAGCAAGCAACTCACTGTCAATTCAACTGCTCAAATTCTAGTTGAGAGCTATGGCGAAAATCGTGTTGTAAGATTGCACAACGATGATTCACATCCTTGCTTTCTAGGTGGAAGTGATGTTAGCTCTACCAATGGATTTAAGTTTGACAAAAACACCACCATTGATTTGAATGTTCCGCTTAAAAGCGTGATTTATGCGGCGACAGCATCACCAAACACGACCACAGTTTCCGTTCTTTACTTGAAGCCATAAAATGAATCCAACCGATTGGGCAGGCTTTGTTGTCGCCCTTATTAGCATCCTTGGCTCAACTGCCCTTGGAGTAAAGTGGCTCGTCAAACATTATCTAAACGAACTCAAGCCAAATGGTGGAAGTTCGATAAAGGACAAAGTTGCCGTCTTAGAGGATAAGGTTGACTTCCTAACCGACATCGTGAAAGAAGCTCTGCTGAAATAATGTGTTCGCAACTTGAGAAGTTTCTTGAAGTGGCAGCAGGCGAACTTGGCTACATTGAAGGCCCTGCCGATAATGAAACAAAGTATCAGAAGGCGAATCAGCCTTGGTGCGGTGCCTTCGTCAATTGGTGTGCCAAGCAAGTTGGCTTGAAGATTCCTGATTGCACCTACACACCGGCAGGGGCAAAGGCGTTCGCCTCTGCGAAGCGTTGGCAAGACCTCGCCACCGCCGAGCCGATGCCTGGCGACTTAGCCTTCTTTGATTTTCCAAATGATAGCCTTGACCGCATCTCCCACATCGGTATCGTTGAAGAAGTCAAAGGCAATGGCACTGTCATCGTCATCGAAGGCAACACTTCACCTGATGTCAAAGGCGACCAACGCAATGGCGGTCAGGTATGTCGTAAGATTCGCGCTTACAAAGTAAAAAATCGGGGGAAAGTCCTTCCATCTCTGCCGGTGTTCATAGTGGGCTTCGGCAGACCTAAGTTCAAGGAGTGCAAATGCTCGACAAAGAAAAACTCATCGCAGTTGGTAGCACCTACGCAAGAGCAGGAGCAGCCTCAGTCGCAGCTCTCTACCTCGCAGACCCATCGCGCCCTCTAAAGGATTATGTTGCCTGCTTTGTTGCAGCATTCCTTGGCCCGATATTAAAAGCCATAGACCCAAAGGCAACAGAGTTTGGGCGCGGAAGTAAGTAAGAAAATGAAATCGGGGAAGATTTTGGATGAGGCTAAACGCCTCACCGCAACGGATCGCCAAGATATTTATGGCGACCCATACATCAATCACAAGCGCATCGCCGACCTGTGGAGTGTTTATCTTGAAAAAGAGATAAGTGCTTCACAGGTCGCTTTGTGTTTATGTCTTGTCAAAATTGCTCGTTTGATTCAGACACCTGACCACGAAGATAGCATCATCGACTTGGCGGCTTACACCGCTATTTATGGGGAAATCAATGATAGTGAAAAATAATCTAGTGCTTGTGCCAACAAGAGGCAGGCCAAAGAATGCAGTTGAAGTTCTGCAAGCACACAGGCAGTTCTCTTGTCGCTCTGAACTGCTCTTCGTTGTGGACAAAGATGATGAGGAACTAATCAATTATCGCACCGCAGTCGGTGTCGAATACATCTTGGAGATTGAAAACACCACAAGGGGAATGGCTTATCCTGTCAATGTCGCTGCCAAGAAGTATGCCAATGAATACGAGTTCTTTACCTTCATTGGCGATGACCATAGATTCAGAACACCTGATTGGGATATTGCATTGAGTAAAGCCATAGGCACCGCCCCTGGCTTGGCTTATGGCGATGACCTGCTCCAAGGCCAAAATCTGCCAACTGCCGTGATGATGTCAAAAGCCATCGTCATCGCCCTCGGCGGGATGGTGCCACCGAAACTTCGCCATCTTTATCTTGACAACTTTTGGAAGAAACTAGGTCAAGACCTTGGCAACCTCGTTTATCTGCCCGAAGTCATCATCGAGCATTGCCATCCACTAGCAGGCAAAGCCGAGTGGGATGAGGGCTATCGCACTGTCAATGCTCGCGAGGTTTATTCATTGGATGTTTTGGCCTATGACTTTTACATCAAGAGCGAGGACTATCAAGTCCTCCTGCGAGATTTATTGAAATGAAAGCAATTGCCTTTTCCTTATATGGCAATGATCCGCGCTACAACATCGGAGCTATTAAGAATGCAATCCTTGGCTCGCGCTATTTCCCTTTTGAGGATGGCTTCCGCTTAGTCTTTTATGTGGGCGAAAGCGTTGATGAATGGGTCATAAGCACTTTGAATCTCGTCAAAGGCGTGAAGATTGTAAGGATGAGTGAGGTAGAAAATAACACCGCAAGGCTTTGGCGTTATCTTGCTTTTGCTGACCCGCAATTTGAAGTGGTCATCTGCCGTGATGCTGATGCTCGTCTGTCTTTTCGCGACAGAATAGCGCACGAAGAGTGGGAGCAATCAGGTCTTGATTATCACATCATCAAAGACCACAAGATAGGTCACAACTATCTTATCAGCGCAGGGATGTTTGCCGGAAAAACCGACAAGTTGCGCGATATGGCGCAACTAATTGCTTTCAATGAAATAGAGGATTACTACACAACCGACCAAGATTTTCTCGCATCTGAAATCTATCCGAGAGTCAAGAACTCAGTTCTCATTCACGATCCGTTCTTTGCAACACCTATTGAGGGCGATTCAATAAGAACCACGATTGGCTTTAATGCGCCGACTCCAACTTCACACATCGGAGCAGCTCTTGATGCCAATGACCGATTCATCTTTGACATTGACCGCAAGGCACAACTAGATTTCTGTGATTCGCAGTTTTACAAATACGAGAGCGACAGGTGGGGGAAATGAAAATCCTGATTACAGGCGATGCAGGCTTTGTTGGCACTAATTTCAAGAAACACTTAGATTCAAAACTCAATAACATCACAGGCATTGACATAAAGAATGGGCGCGATGTCAGGGATTTCTTTGCCAAAGATGACACAAAGTTTGATGTTGTGATTCACTTGGCAGCTATTGTCGGCGGGCGGGCAACCATTGAGGGCAACCCCTTGAGCGTTGCTGCTGATTTAGCTATTGATGCAGACCTCTTCCAATGGGCTTTGCGAACGCGCCCTGGACACATTGTCTATTTCTCATCAAGCGCTGCTTATCCCATTTATCTGCAAAAACTAGAATATAAGCAGACTCTCAAAGAGTTTGACATCAACCTTGAGCATATCCGCACCCCTGACTTGACCTATGGTTGGGCGAAGTTATCAGGGGAGATGCTAGCCTCTTATGCTCGCGCTCAAGGCTTGAAGGTGTCAATTCTGCGGCCATTTAGCGGATACGGAAGCGATCAAAGCCTTGACTATCCGTTCCCATCTTTTATCAAGCGAGGCAAAGAAAAGGCAACTCCTTTTGATGTTTGGGGTCGTGGAACGCAGGTGCGCGACTTCATCCACATTGACGATGTCGTCAAAGCAACCTTTGAGGCAATCACAAATGATGTCAAGGTTGCCAATTTGTGTTCAGGTCGCCCAACCTCATTCATCCAACTAGCAGAGATGGTGATGTTGCAGGCAGGCTATTTGGCTCAAATAAGAACCAACCCGAAGGCACCTGTTGGGGTTGCCTATCGGGTTGGAAATCCTTCTAGGATGCTTGAGTTCTATCAACCAAAGATTTCTTTGGAAGAAGGCATCGCTCTTGCCTTAGCAAGTGACTAGAACTGTTCCTCCATTTTCTTGATTCTGCGGTTGATGTATTTAGGCCCTGCCCAATCCATAAACCATTGAGGGAAGATGACCGCACTTGGTTGGCGTTTTGGCATAAATAGAACCATCAGAAGTGGAATCCAAAAGCCATAAAAGGCTGAGAATAAAGTCCAAATGATGATGCTTCTACCAATGGCAAAGGCGTAGAACGCGGTGAAGAATACGATTAGCAAATCCCATCCATTCATCTAGCACCATCCCATCACAGGGGCAGGCTCAATGTCTTTGACAACTTCATAAAACTTGCCGTTTTCGTGAACTGATCCTGCGGTGACTACATATCCATTGAACTTAATATCAACGCCATCGCGCAATTTACCCTTAAAACTAGCGCCAAATGGTGCTTGATAGTAGAGATGCAGACCATCGCCTGTTTCAACTGTAAATGTGTTGGTATCTAAGCCATCTGTGCTTCCGCCATTACGATAGTCAACATCAAAGACAACAAGACCTGATGGCGCACAAGCAATGGCAATGTTTAGAAGCGGTGACTTGCTAAACCATTTATTGACAACCTTCGGGTCATTGCTCGCCGACTTGTAGCCTTGCTTTGCTATTGGAAAGAATGGCGTTTTCTGTTGCGGATAGCAAGGCATCACATACCAACCGCGTTCGGCAAAGGCGGTGGCAATTTCGGCAGTTGTCATTTGACGAACTCCTTTAAGAAGTCATTGATGGCTTCTGACACTGTCTTGCCTTCTGACTTTGCCTTCGCCTGCGCCCTTCGCCACAACTGCTCTGAAACTCTAATCGAGCGAATCTTTTTCATTTAGCCATCTCCATCCAAGGGGTGCAGGTTTCGCAAGGGAAACTTGCTTCGCTATAAATAACCCACCAATCAAGAGGTGTGATGTGATTTCTTGCAGTTGGATTATTTTCAATAGCAGACTTCAAATAAACTCCTGCGTGTTCATCGCAAGTGACACTGCCATTTGTTCCAACCCATAAACGATTCTTGGTCATTATGCACCTGCCTTTGTGAACCCATTGCTTGCAGATAAATTTTCACCAACGCATTGAGCGCATAAGATAAAAGTTAAAACTAATGAATCAAATTTGAAAACATCATTGCCTCTGTATTCAATAGCAGTCTTGATTGTTTCTTTGTTTCTGTTACAGAAATCGCACTTCATTATGCAACCACGCTTTCATTGCAGGAAACTCTGTCGCCTGTTTGACTATTAGTGACGATGATTGAATCATCTCGCAAATCCCAACGAAGCAAGACTTCTTCACCTGCACATCCACCTAAACATTCGCCATATTGATTTGCTGATTCAATTTCATCAGCATCTTGACTTGACCAATTGCAGACTAAGCAAGTGACCTTTACAATTGTTTTCATCTTCTTCTTCCGTTTCTTGGAACTACTACCTTTCGCTCCAATAAGATGACGATAACCTATGTGTGGGCGTTTGTCCATACACAACTATTAGACCCCTTCGGCGTGTCAAACTAGGATGTCAGCCCTTCCCCTCATACTTAGGGCAACACGAAAGGGGAACTTATGCAATACGCACTATTCGGCGGCCTGATGGCCGTTCTAGGGCTTCTATGGGCTATTTTAGCCCTTCACGATGACCCATTGAGAGAAGGTATCAGACAGGCGCAGGCGTGGTCTAAAAGCCAAAACAGGCTCAAGAAGGTGCTTTCCGAATGAGCCTATTTTCAGTTCACAACGCCTCTGATGGCTCATTTGTCGTCTATTTAGAAGAACAGGATGCCAACCTCGACCTCTTGGAAGATGTCGTAGGTCAGGTGCCTTTGTTGGCTTTATCTCGCTTGGCAGAGCATTCTCGCCTAGAAGTTATCAATGAACCTGAAGCTACAAGGCTTCTCGACAAGGTGCGACAGCAATTGCCTGATGTCACAGTCAAGGTCGCACAAATCAATGAGGATGAGGCGTTGGCATTGGCCGAGGCTCTTATCGATTCAGTGAAGTTTGCCCGCGCCATCGCCGGTCGCCCGATGAAACTTGAGTTGGTCAAATAATGGCTAACCCCAATGGTCGCAAAGGCGCTGCATTTGAAATCGGAGTTCTCAAGTGGTTGCGATCTCGCGGTGTCAATGCAGAGCGTTTGCGACTATCGGGTAGCAGAGATGAAGGCGACATCATTGCCATCATCGCAGGCAAGAGCTATGTCCTTGAATTAAAGAATCGCAAATCCATCTCATTGCCAACCTTTTGGGATGAGGCTGTGGCTGAAGCGAAGAACTTTGCTAAGGCGCGGGGCCTG